AACTCCTACTAATACTCAAACACCGACTCAAACTCCGACTAATACTATAACTCCAACTCAAACTAATACTCCTACACCTTCAGTAACTACGACACAGACTCCAACTAATACTCAAACTCCAACTAATACTCAAACTCCGACTAATACTATAACCCCAACGCCTTCAATTACACCAACTAAAACTGTAACTCCAACGGTTACTCAAACTCCTACTAACACTATAACTCCGACACCTTCAATTACACCAACAATAACCCCAACACCTTCAATTACACCAACTAAAACTGTAACTCCAACGGTTACTCAAACTCCTACTAACACTACTACTAAAACACCTACTCCAACTACCACACCTACACCTACAACACCTCCAAGTATTGTATATGATTTAGATGCAGCAAACTACTCAGCAATGCCAACTAATGGCTCAACAATTGCTGGAACAGGTGCGTATACTATTACAATGACTAATGTTAATAGTAGTATGGCGTGGAACTCGGCTAATGGTGGAGTATTTAGAAAATCAACATCTAATACTTCCGATATGTTTTACGGTGGACCAAACTATGCAAGTGGTTCACAACCATTTACAGTATTTATGGCTTATAAATGGGATAATGGAACTATTGGTAGATTATTAAACGCTAACTCAGCAAGTCCTGATTTCTTAATGGGACTATGGGGCTCAGGCACTCAAAGAATGGATATTGCCTTTGGTGGAAGTTTTATTGGGTCTAGCTCAACTGTGGCGGATACAAATTGGCATTTTATATGGTTTACTTGGAACGGTTCTAATAGTACTAAATCTTACATTGCTACTAACACAGCCCCTTCAGGAACAAATGGAACAGGAGCATCAAATGGTGGATTTAACGGGTTAAGACTATTTGGTAGATTTGTAAACTCCACAACAAGTAGTGAACCTGTAACTGGTGATGTTGGTTTTGTTAAAGTTTGGAATGGTGAATTAACATTGGCTGAGATACAGGCTCAACACGCATTATATAAAACTAGATTTGGATATTAAAAACCATTCTATGTGTCCATCATGTTTTGATTAAACTTTAATTTAATTTAAAAGTATTTATATTTTAGTATGAGTGAAAATAAACTAACGGTATGGCAGAGGTTATCCCAAACATTTGGACCAAATTCTTTATTGGGACAAGATTACCCTACCTACAAATATGATAAGAGTGAATTATTAAAAACAACCTCTAAGGCTGAATATGACAGAGAAAAGCTTCAAGCTCAACAAACATATTATTTAGCAAACCAATGGGGTAGAATTGAGAATAATCTTTATACACAGGCGGTTTACTATGAACCAACTCGTTTAGCGTCTTTCTACGACTATGAGTCAATGGAATTTACACCAGAAATTGGTGCGGCATTAGACATTTATGCGGAAGAATCAACAACTGTTGACCAGAATGGTTTTATGTTACAAATTTATTCAGAGTCATCAAGAATTAAATCAATATTAGGTGATTTATTTAATAACGCATTAGACATCAATACCAACTTACCTATGTGGATAAGAAACACATGTAAGTATGGTGATAATTTTGTTTATCTTAAATTAGACCCTGAAAAAGGTATTGTTGGTTGTATGCAATTGCCAATTATTGAGATTGAACGATTGGAAGCAAGTATGGGCGCTCACTCATCAGATTCAACAACAAATCCTGAAAAGAAACATTTGAAGTTCAAATGGAAACAAAAAGATTTGGAGTTTAATACTTGGGAAATTGCCCACTTTAGGTTACTTGGTGATGATAGAAGACTTCCTTATGGAACTTCTATGTTAGAAAAAGCACGTCGTATTTGGAAACAATTATTGTTATCTGAAGATGCTATGTTGATTTATAGAACATCAAGAGCTCCTGAAAGACGTGTATTTAAAGTATTTGTTGGAAACATGGATGACGCTGATGTTGAACCGTATATCCAAAGATTTGCTAACAAATTTAAGAGAAGTCAAACGGTTGACCAAAAAACAGGTAATGTGGATATGAGATTTAATCAGATGGCGGTTGACCAAGATTATTTTGTCCCTGTTAGAGATACAACACAAACAATGCCTATTGAGACATTACCCGGTGCGGCAAACCTATCAGAGATTGCAGATATTGAGTATATCCAAAAGAAATTGTTAACTGCTCTTCGTGTTCCTAAAGCATTTTTAGGTTTTGAAGAAACTGTTGGTGATGGTAAGAACTTATCATTACAAGATATTCGTTTTGCAAGAACTATTAACAGAATTCAAAAAAATATGATTTCTGAATTAAACAAAATTGCAATTATACATTTATTCATTTTAGGTTTTGAAGATGAGATATCAAACTTTACATTAAGTTTAACAAACCCATCAACACAGGCAGACTTAATGAAAATTGATGTATGGAAAGAAAAAATTCTTCTATATAAAGATATGGTTTCTGACCCTGGTAGTGGTATTGCAGCAGTTTCTATGTCATGGGCTAAGAAACATATTCTTGGATTTTCAGATGAAGAAATTAAACTTGATTTACAACAACAACGTATTGAAAGAGCCGTTGGTGAAGAACTTAAGAAAACTGCTGAGGTAATCACACATACAGGATTATTTGATAATCTTGATAAATTGTACGGTAAAAAAGAAGGCGAGCCGGCAGGAACTCCATCAGAAGGAGGAGCACCATCAGATGGTGGAATGGGTGGTTTCGGTGGTGGTGAAAGTGCTCCACCAGAAATGCCATCGGCACCTGAGGCTCCGGCAGCACCTGAGGCAGCACCTACGGTACCTGAAGGTGATGATAGTCGTAATTCAGGACTTAATATATTATTAGAAAATTCAGGAATGTTAAATGAAGATGAACTAATTGATTTAGGACGTGTACAAGAATCTTTAGGTGAAATGGGGGCTCAATTAGATAAACTACTTAAAAGTTGATATTTATAATAAAAACATTATAAAATGAGATTCGGATTAATAAAAACATTAGTAGAAAATAAATTAGTTGATTCCTTTGCTAAAGGAAATCTTAAAACTGATATGAGACTTTTTGAAAGAAAATTACTTAAAAACAGTGATTTTTGTAAATTAATGTCAATATATGATAATTTAAAAGAGAACAAAGAATTGGACAAAGAAACTGCAACTTATTTGGTTGATGATTTATCTAATGAATTTAGACAAATTAAATTATCTGAAAATACAATAAATTTTATTAAAAGTTGGACTAAAGATATTGTACTTGAAAACAAATACAAAATAATTGACGAGTTATTCTATGGTGACTTATTAAAACCTGAAAAGAAATCAATTGCTAAAAAATCAGTTGTTGAGTCTTTAGGTAAAAAACTAATAATTAAAGAAAGTAAAACTCAAAACGTCCCAATTAGTTCAATGTTAAAAGTTGCCAATAATACTGCTGAAAAATATTTAGAAAATTTAACTGAATCTGATAGAAATTCTGTAAAAGAAATTTTAACTTCAAATGATGAAAATTTAAAAACAAAATTTACTGAATTAAAAGAAACCGCAATTAAAAAAATTGACACTCTTATTACAGAATCAGATAAAGAATTAACTAAAGTTTTACTTGAAACAAAAGAAAGACTTACAAACGTAAAACATTCTAAAAAAGAATATATTAAATTAATAAATTTAACTCAAAATTTATAATTCATTATTTTTCTAAATTGTTCTTTTTAACGGGAATTATTAACATTTTGACAACTCAGTTTTTGTTGTTTATTATTACTTAAATAAATAAACGAAGATATGAAAAAGTTATAGATGAAAAAAGGAAAAAGTTGTGTAATGAAAGGTTACAAACGAATTAAATGTTCTTACGGAACTGTGGATTCAAAAAGTTTAAAATCAATATACCTGAATATTCAATCTTGGGTGGAACCAAAAGGGTTAGAAATAGATTGGATGAGACCCGTATCAATTCTCAATAAAAATATTAAAACAGTTTTAACTGAAATAATTAATAATAATTTTTTTAATAATAAATTTATTGTTGATTTAGATTTAAGGACAAGTGGGATTTCAATAAATAAAAGGTCTTTCATGAATTTAGAGATAACCTTTTTTGTAAAAAACGAAATGGAGTTTAAATCAAATGAACTTAAAAATGAATTAAAAAGTGTAATATCTGCAATAGAAAAAGATTGTTTTAAAAATTCAAAATATTTTAAATTTTATCTTACAAAAAAGGATAAATTAAATACTACCGACAAATTAGAAAGTATTTAATATTTATCTATAAAAAGGTAAAATGCAAAATTACAAAATATTAGGACCAAGAGATACAGGAAAGGGTATTTTAATTGAAATGGATGCTGGGTATGTATCCCCAACAGAAAAGAATAATCAAATCTTCCTACAAGAAAGTAAAGATTTTAAAGATTATTCAAAACCATTTGAGTTTTATGCCGTTCTACAAAAATATAATACACCGAATAGAAACGGTAGAATATATCCTGAAAGAATTTTAAAGAGAGAATCTGAAAATTATATAAAGAATTATATAGGTAAGAAAACCGCTTTATCAGAACTTAACCACCCTGAGTCTTCATTGATAGATTTAGATAGGGTATCACACATGATTACAGAGATGTGGTGGGATGGTAATGTTCTATTAGGTAAACTATTACTTCTAACTTCACCAGGGTTCCATGAAAGAGGTATCGTATCAACAAAAGG